ATCATCAATGCAATCCTCGACTACCAACGTTACAATTACATAGAGTTTGATATTTGGTTATCCCTTATATCTATATATTTCATATCTTGTGTTATGGTTCTTTGGGGCTATACAAAAGATTATGACCGACTCAAGTGATTTAGTCTTTATATACTGGGATGATGTACCAGTAATCAAGTCAATTCAAGAAAAACTAATACAATCTTTTCATGATCAAGATAGGCAGCAGCCCGGTTAGTGTAACCGAGGTATATGAGGGTACCATAGAATTAGATCGTAAATATGTATTTACAGTAGAGAAAACAATTTTAGATGGGCCAGTTCCACCTGATTTTCAACCATATTACGTCAAAGACGTGCATTGTGTAGAAGATTGTGATGAAGTAATTGATCCAGAAGTTATGTTTTTAATAGAAAGAACAATAATCAATTGGGCTAAGAAGAATGGCATCGGTAAATCTAGTAAAGATGAATGACCCTAATGAAGTTAAACCTCCTGTATGGGAGGATCTAGGTTACGCAAATTTTGAATAACATGAGTAAAGCAATACTAGAGTTTAATCTTCCTGAAGATGGAGATGACTTTCGCTATGCCATTAATGGAGAAGAGTACTACATTGCTCTGAATAATATCAGGGAGGATGTCCGGCAAATCTGGAAGTACAGAGTACTACAGAATGATCAGTTTGATCTTGTAGATGAGATCTACCAGATGATTAACCAAAGAATTAACGAAGCAAGTAAAGCCAATGATTAAAGAAGGAGATCAAGTAGTATGTGTAGATGATGTATTTGATCCTAGGTCATTAGAGATTATACCTAATAGACCTATTAAGGATAATATCTACACCATTCGTGAAATGAGATACTATGACATGCATGATAAAATGGGTGTCACATTAATGGAGATTAGAAATTCTAAAAATGTTAGGGATCTATTTGGTAAAACACAGGAACCTAGTTTTAATATTACCAGGTTTGCTCCGTTAGACCAAGTCCTAGACAATATTAGTATAGAAGAATTAGAAGAAGCAGTAATATGAGTAAAGTAGAATTAGTTACCCGGAAGTCTATGCAGATCAGACCTTCGGGTAGATCTACTGACTTCATTGCACCCAGTTTTGGGTATGGTTGTTTATTTAACTGTAGCTATTGCTACATGAAAAGACATATGCCAGAGGGTTTAATGGTGGCTAAGAATATAGAAGATATTCTGACTGCCATAGACCATCACTCTTGGTTTGCACAAGTAGAAAAGCCTAATCAAACCCATCCTTTCTTTATTACTTATGACCTAGGTTGTAATGAAGATTTAGCATTGCATGCTAAGTATTACGATATGGAAAAGATTACTAAGTTTTTCAGAGACCATGAAAAGGCATACGGATCTTTTGCTACTAAGTATGTAAATCCTGATTTATTAAAGCTCTATCCTGCATCTAAAATGAGAATAAGATTTAGTCTTATGCCTCAGAAATATGCTGATGTGCTAGAACCTAATACCAGTAAAATTATCGATAGGATAAAAGCTATTGGTCCGTTTATGGAAAAAGGTTGGGTGGTACATATAAACTTTAGTCCTGTAATTGTAACAGAAGGATGGGAACAAGAGTATGCAGCACTATTTCAGCTGGTAGATAAGTATGTTGGCCCTGTGTATAAGCCTTTAGTAAAGTCCGAGGTAATATTTCTTACTCATAATGCTAACAAGCATGAGTATAATCTAAAAAACAATATACTTGGCGAAGATTTGCTATGGAATCCTGCAATTCAGGAGGATAAGGTATCCGAGTACGGTGGTAAGAATATTCGATATAAGCACAACTTAAAAGACGACTACATCTACCAATTTAAAATGCTTCACGGCTTAATAATCCCTTGGAATGAAATCAGATACATCTTTTAACATGACAGATGAAGACAAACTAAAAGTCATTAATCTACTCATGTTGCTACAGATATGTGTGTATGCTGCGGATGAAACTACTAGCATACCTTGGTTCAATAAGCAGAAAACTAAAAATGTTCTCAATACTTTTTTAGATATTATTATCAAGGAACATGGTCATGTGATTAAAAGTTTTTGGGATATTCCTGAGATGGATATGGTGGAAATTACAAAAGTTCTTAGTAACTTTGGCGAAGCTGCCGGGTCATTAGAATATTATGACATGGTAGAAGTAACCCAATTAATTAATAATTATAAAAACAAAAAATCATGATGCATTTTTTAGTTCACTTAGCCTTTATGGTAGCAGGTGCTGTATTTTCTGGAATGTTTGTAGACTACAAATGGAAATTAGCAAGTAAGAGATTGCTTGATAAGATTGCTTCACTTCAAGAAGGACTTACTTCTAAGCAAAGTGAAATCAATACTTTGAATGTTAATTTGATTTCTGCAAATTCTAAAATTAAGATGTTAGATACATCTTTATCTGAAAAAGAAAAAGAATTGCTTCAGATTACAGCCAAAGAAAAACTAGCTAAAGTGAATGAGAATACAGTAGTTAATCTTAAAACTACTGCGGCTACTCCAAATGGTTTGAGAAAAAAACGTGGCCCATATAAAAAGAAGAAGAACTATGGCAAACCAGCTTCCAATAACAATTCAGGTAAAAAAGCAGAATGATACGTTAGTACTTGTAAATGAACTAAGTTCAGCAAAACTTGACCTCTTTATTAAATATCTTGATGAGGGTCAGGTAGTTTCTTTAACCTACGAGGTTATTACGGCAGACAAATCTTATGCACAGCTATCAAAATTGATGAAGTGCATAAGAGAAGTCGCCACATATACAGGTGACACATTTGAAAGTGTCAAGCATGAAGTAAAATTAAGATCAGGACTATGTATTGATGGTCAATGTAAGTCCTTTGCTGATTGCTCTAAAGATGAGATGAGTCTGGCAATTCAGGCTATAATAGAAATAGGTGATATTGTAGGATTCAACCTACATTAAATCACAAAGCATGACAATGTAGGTGTTACCCTACATTGTCTTCTTTAGCAGGACCGTCAACTACTGTCTTGCTTTGAGTTGCAGGATCGTATTCAACCCATTGTAATTTATCTTGTGATCTTGCAGCTGTCTCTATAAGTGTGAGGAATGCTAAGATAGTTTGGCAATGATATGCAAACGGTTCTTCAATCTTTCCTTCACCAATATTCTTCATCACTTCTGTAAAGTGTTCCTGATCTTTGAATGGAACAAACTCTAAAAGCAGTTGGTTAAAACGCATTACGTATGCAACAGGAATATCTACCATAATAGATGTTTCTTCCTTGTATACTTCAGCTCTAACTGGCTTCAAATCTTCTGCGGGAGTTGTTGTATTTTCTGACATGTTGATTTTATTTAATGCACAAATATAAATGAAAGATATAGACTTACAAGAAATAAAAGAGAAACTATTTCAAAAACTAAAATCAGCTGGTTGGGGACCAGCAACTGTAAATTTTGTGATGTCCTCAGACTTCGATTCAATATTGGAATTCCTTCATAATGAATCAGTTAATGGTAAAAAGTGGACACCACAGATAAAGAATCTATTTAGAGCATTTGAAGAATGTCCCTATGAAAATACACGTGTTGTAATAGTTGGTCAGGATCCATATCCACAGGTAAATGTGGCCGATGGCATAGCCTTTAGTTGTAGCATGCAAGGTACAATAGAAAAGTCTCTAAAGTACATGTATGATTCAATAGAAAGAACTACTGGTCAGACTATAGATAAGTCTGCAGATCTAACCAAATGGGCTAATCAAGGTATACTAATGCTTAATAGTGCATTGACTACAACTATTGGTAAACCAGGTAGTCACCGGCTAGTTTGGAAACCATTTACTGCAGCTCTGATTGATCATCTTATATGGAATAAACAAGATATCATTTATGTTTTTCTTGGTAAGGTGGCACAAGAGTATGCAGATATGATACCTGATAACTGCTATAAGATATTTGCTACGCATCCTGCAAGTGCTGCCTATACTGGACAGGCTGAATGGGATTGCAATGATTTATGGAATAAAATAAACTATCAACTCGAAAAAAATGAAAAGCCAAAAATCATCTACTAAAAGGTATACACCGTTACCAGAAAAAGTTTCAATCCGTGGTTTTCTAGATCCAAACAGCGGGGAATACAACTTCATTGTTTTTAGTAACAAAAGATATGTAAAGGCTAAGGGATTGTATGATGCTCTTTCTATATTTGGAATCAATTATGACAAAGCAAAAAAGATTGTAGCAGAGATGTATCCAGAGTTAGATACTACCCATAAGTTCAAGACTTTGGAAGGTGATTATACACAACTTGCTTTAGACCAACGATTTACATATGATGATCAAACAGTTTTACGATATCCTTGACGAGTTAGATGTAACTCCAAATGCATTTCATATTCTATGGTGTATTGCTAATAAGCGTAGACCTAAATCTGTAAATGCACATGCAGAACTAAGAAATCTGGTAGCCACTAAGTTGCTAGATGATAAGTATGCAATGACTGAGGAAGGTAAAATCGTTTTGAAAAAAGTTGAGGCTTTATTCCAAGAAAAGATAGTAGAGGAAAAGCCTGTAATATCTGATGATTTTATAGGTCAGTACCTAGAGCTGTTCCCTAAAGGTAAATTACCTAGCGGTAAATCTGCTAGAGTAAATCGTAGAGATATTGAGAAGGCATTCAAATGGTTTTTTCAGAACTATGAATACAGTTGGGAGACAATTCTAAAAGCTACGGCTTATTATGTAGATAGCTTTGAGAAACAGAAGTTTATGTACATGAGAAATTCACAATACTTTATCGGTAAAACCAACCCAGACAAGACAAAAGATTCAGATCTTGCTAGTTATTGTGAGATAATTTTAAATGGTGGTTACGAAGAAGAAACCACACTATCCGAAAAAGTAGTATGAATTATAGAAAGTTAGGTGCAGTAGTAATGATGTTGTGCATCATGCTGCTGTTACATGTTATTGTTTGGAGGTTTAGTACTGATATACTAGGTATTCAAATCAGCTTCTGGCAGATAATTTTTATCAATATTTTTTTGGAACTATTGAGTAAAGGTTATAGCTTTATATCCCGGAAAGTCCTAGAATCATTCTAAGTTACTAGTCCGGTAACAATCTCATTTTCAGTATAATGGTAGAAAAAAATCATGCTTGGAAAGGGCAGAAAGATGGTTTTGTCCAGGCACTAGAGTACATGAAAGGAAGAAAGGAAGGTAAGATACGTAGTATCAAAACTCCCTGGCCTAAATTTAATGATGCATCTACCGATGGTATAGAGTGGAATACTCTAACTGTTATTGCAGGTAGGTCTGGTGCTGGTAAGACCTTAGTAAAAGACAATATTGTAAACAGCGCATTTGTACTGAATAAAGGTGAAGAATTTAGGATATTAGAATTTCAGTTCGAGATGCTTTCCAGAGTAACAGCATTACGTGAATTCTCCAGTGTGGTCAACAGATCATACAAGGATTTATGTAGTGCTAATGGTCAGCTAGATGATGAAACTCTTATAAAATGCTATGACTATGCAAAGATTAGAGTAAAGTATCCTATTGACGTAGTAGAAAATCCCATGACTGTTAAGGAGATTGAAGAAGTAATCGTTGATTACATGGAAAGTCACATTAATACAGAGGGAGAAGTTCCAAGATACGTCAATACGATTATTACTCTTGACCATTCGTACCTGCTTAAGGTAAACAATGGACAGAATAAGCAGGATATGCTTTATGAATTTGCAGAAACTCTTACAAAACTTAAGAGGAGATATCCTATTGCGTTTATTATTTTAAGTCAGCTTAATAGAAACATTGATAATCCAGAGAGAAATGAAGATGGTAGGGCTGGTAACTATATCTTATCCTCAGATCTTATGGGTGCCGATGCTTTGCTTCAGCATGCTGACGTTGTTGTTGGTCTAAACAGGCCAGGGTATTTCAAGATTCGGTACTACGGTCCTGAAAGATATATTATTGATGATGAAAGAGTTATGGTAATGCACTTCCTGAAATGTAGGAATGGTGATACCAGGATGAGTTTCTTCAGAGGTAATTTTGAAAGCATGAGTGTAGTAGAAATACCGACACCACCGAAACAAGAGAAACGTTTAAATACAAAATAATGATTAAGACTCAAGAAAAGAAGAACCTGCTTGATAAAAAAGCTAGGATGCAGAATCTTGTAGAGTATCATCAAAAAACATTTGAGGCACTCGGTATAGATGATCCGTTGTTTGTACCTACAATGGCATACAAGCCATATACAAAGACTGAATTGCATGTTAGTTTATTTCCAAGTCAGTTAAAGAAAGGACAGGATATTTACACGGAGTTTGTAAATAAAGAATTTGAACCTGAAACAGATGAAAGAACCCTGTATAAGTGGAAATACAATAAATACTGGGAAGAAGAATATGATTCTGTTGAGCTAGAAAATAGCAGTGACCGTAGATATCTTGTTCCAGTTAGTGAATTAGAGGCAGTTGCAGTTCTAACAAAAGTTGAAGATACTGATTCTCAGATAATTACATTTGATACATTTGATGAGATCATGGATCCAGATGAGGACTGTCCTCTAGATAGAATAACCCTTAGAGATTTAGCAGCAATCATGTTGCAGAAACCTGTAAGCAGAAAGAAGTGGCTAAATCAAATAATTAAAAGCTAATGGAAATCGTATTGCCAACAAAGAAACAGAAGCCTGATACATCAAGTCCAGAGAATCTTGTAATCTTTAGTAAGCCTAAGGTAGGTAAGACTACTTTGTTTGCTGATCTACCTGATTGCTTGATCCTAGATTTAGAATCTGGTTCTAAGTATGTTGAGGCTTTAAAGATTGGTGCTGCCAATGTAGATGAAATTAAAGCAATCGGTAAAGCAATTAAGGATGCAGGTTATCCCTATAAGTATGTAGCTGTAGATACAATTACTGCTTTGGAGGAAATTTGTATTCCATTTGCTGAGGAACTTTATTCTCAATCTCCAATGGGAAAGTCCTGGTTTACAGAGGGTAAGGCTAAGTATGGTAGCATACTTAACATGCCTAACGGTGCTGGTTATCCTTGGCTTCGTGAAGCATTCTCAACTATTATTGCTTATATTAAGAAATGGGCACCAAGAGTTATTCTTGCTGGTCACGTAAAGGATGTGCTGCTGGAAAAGAACGGGGCTGAATTCACATCAATGGATTTAGACCTGACAGGTAAACTTAAAAGAATTATCATGCAGCACTCGGATGCTATCGGATATTTGTACAGAAAAGGAGATACCAACATTCTTAGTTTCAAGACCAAGGATGATGTATCTTGTGGTGCAAGACCTACGCATCTAAAGAATAAAGAATTTGAAATTTCAAAAATTAATGAGGACGGCAGCGTAACAGTTGACTGGTCTAAAATCTTCATCGACTAAATTTAAAACCATGATTAGTACAAAGAACATTAAAGAAAACGGATCATCGTCATCTGTATCAAAGACATTATCTCCGGGTAATGCATCTGTAAAAATTTATAACATCCGACTTGAGGCAACACCTTATAATAAGGAAGCTTTCAATATCATTCTAGATGTTGAGGGTCCTGCATTAGGTGATGACTTTGAAGGATTTTATATTGATAAAGATAACCCAGGCTTGGGTCGTCATGATGGTCAGGTAGGTCGTGTAAAGCTTACCGAGTATCCATTTGCAGATGGTATAACTCCAAAGGGTAATGTCATTAAAAGAGATGAGGAGATCCTAAAGGCAATTAAGAATTTATGTAATGAGACTGGGTCATCTGCATGGCTAGATTCTCAAGATGAAAAGCATGATACTGTAGATTCATTAATCAATCAGTTTAATTATGATAAGCCTTTTGCTAATAAGTTTTTGCGTGTATGTATTGCAGGCAAAGAGTATCAGAACAAGGCAGGTTATACTAATCATGATTTGTATTTTCCAAAGTGGTCTAAGGATGGTATAGCATATGAGGGTGCTCATATCGATGAAGTAAAAAGTAAAGTAGTAAAGTTCAATACTGAAGTTCACATCAAGAAAAGCAAGACCGTAGAGGTTAAAACTTTTGGAGAGGGTACAACTAAGAAGTCTCTGGCTGATGACTTTGAGTTGTAATAGTTAACTTATAAGATAACAAAGGGGGCAGAATCAACTGTCCCCTTTAATTTTTTACAGCATGCTTAGTACAAGATCCATAGTATTATCAATAGATGAGGTTCCATCTACTTGGATATATGAATATTATTGTAAGCTAACCGAAAAGCTTACAGGTCAAAGTGTTAAGATGAAATCCTTATTCAATCATAAGGATACGAACCCTAGTTTCTTTATCTATTATAGGGACGGTAAGTATAAATGGAAAGATTTCTCTACCGGCTTCGGCGGGAGTGATGTAAATCTAGTATCTGAATTATATAAACTAGAGTATTCTGATACCGTCCATATGATAATGAAAGACTATTCAGTCTTCCTAGAGAAAAATAAGAATGGGTATTTCCTCAGTCCCATAGTTGAGGAAAACAAATATGAATTGTCTACTGTTGTAGAAAGACCGTGGAATAATCTAGATGCTAACTACTGGATGCAGTATAATATAGGTTCTGAGACATTAGAAAAGTTTAATGTAAGACCTATTGATCACTATGCCTTTACTTGCATTGACAAACCGGGCTTTGATGTAAGAGGTAATTATATTTATGGTTATTATAATTCAAGTAACCAGATATGTAAGATATACCGACCCAAGAGTTCAGATTATAAATTCATAAAAGTCAGAGACTATCTGCAAGGTACTGATCAGCTGCAGTTTACGAAACCGTATCTGATAATATGCAGTTCTCTTAAAGATGCAATGTGTATAGATTCTATGGGATATCCTGTAGAAGTAGTTGCCCCGGATAGTGAGAATAGTATAATCCGCAAGGAGGTAATCAATCTATATAAAGTAAAGTATAAGTCTATCTGTACTCTACTTGATAATGATAAGGTTGGAATGGAAGCAATGGCAAAGTATAACGCATTGTATCAGATACCAGGCATACATCTTAAACTGGAAAAAGATTTGTCAGACTCTGTTAAAGTTCATGGTATTGATGCAGTAGATAAAATCTTGAGGCCAATCCTTAAACATACATTACTGAAATGAGTTGGATATATAACGGAGTCGTGTTCACAGAAGAGATGATTCCTGAAAGTGCAATCGGTTTTATATACATTATGGAAGCAACAATAAATAACAAAGCTGTTGCGTACATAGGTAAGAAAAACTTTTTTGCAGATGTAAAAACCAAGCTTAGCAAGAAGGCACTGCCTACAGATAAGCGTAAGAAGACGTATAAACGTGTACGTAAATCAACATATCAGAACTACTACAGTAGTAATGATGTCTTAAAGCAAGCACATAAGGATGGTATAGTTATCAAGAGATCCATCCTTAAAATCTGCTATTCTAAATCTGAACTGTCTTACAATGAGACAAAGTATCAATTCAAATTTGAAGTTTTAGAATCAGACAGGTGGCTTAACGGAAACATTCTTGGTAAATTTTATAAGCAAAACAAATGACAGACGCAGAAATTGTATCAGCTATGATGGCTGTAAAAGAAGCAGGTATTTATAAAGTAGAAGTAGATTTTTCTGGTGGTGGAGATAGTGGAGACATAGATGAATGGAGATATTATAACGAGGAAGGAGATGAGATTGATGTAGATGGGGACGACCGTACTATAGATATTATACACAAAATTGGAGAACGTATAATCCATCGCCACTATAGTTATGATTGGTATAATAATGAGGGTGGTAGAGGTACATTGCATATGAATTTTAAAGAAAAAGAATGGGACATTGAAGGTGTCCAGTTTGTAGAGGAACCTAATAGTGAATCTGGAGAGTTAACAACTATCATTGGAGAAATTGAAATTTAGATTATGGCACATCCCCATGAACACGCAAAAAGTTCTGTCAAAAAATGGGGTGGTAAACTAGAAGATTACACAGACATTCATGATTGGTTTGATGAAACTAAGGCCTGGTATGGTCATAGTATGCATCGTCTATTCCGTCATCACAGCGAGGGAATATTTGAATGTGAAAGAATCTTTGGTGCTTCCTTCATCAATTCTGATGGCAAGAAAGTTTACACCCGTTATGTTGGAGAACAACATGTAAAAGAAGATTGCAATGGTTACATACCAAGTGCAAGAGAATGGATATTATTTATGAATAATCCACAACCGTGGATGCTTAAAACATTGGATATCAATGACTAATGAACTAAAGTTAACACCAGAGATTTGTGATAACATTCTTAAGATGATGCAGTCAAGTGACAAGGATAACTTGACAGTTGCTACAGAAACAATCAGACATATAGATGTAGTACAAAACCTGCCGTATCTATTGATCATGTATAAAGAAGCAAATACAGAATGTAGGCAGACTGTGTTTATGGAGACTATAGTTAATCAGTTAACTTTAATCTGTAGGCATATAGATTTTAACAGCAATGTTACATATACCTCACTATATAATGAAATTGTATATCATAATGTTTCAGGTGAGGCTATAGACTATTTCCTAGATAAGTTTTCGGTTTCCATAAAAAGAAACATGATGGAATGGGGATTCAGTTTCCTAAGTGATTTTAATTTAAAACTAATACCTATTAAGAATGAATCATCAAGATTCACTAGCTAAGACCAGTAAAGAACTAATGCTTAAAGAACCATTCTATGGTTTGTTTCTCATTAGTTTGAATAAGATATGGTCTGATAAAGTACCTACTGCAGGTGTCGCTAAAAATAATATTAACTATCAGCTTGTAATTAATCCTGAGTTTTGGGGGTCATTGTCTGATCCCCATAAGCTCGGACTATTAAAACATGAGCTGTTGCATATTGCATTCTTTCATATCTGTTCGGAACATCCTGGCTATGACAAGAAGCTGTCTAATATTGCAATGGATCTAGAGATTAATCAGTACATTGATGGTATTAACTTACCAGATGGTGGCTGTACAATCAAGACAGATCCATTTGTACAGTTAAATCTTCCTGAAAAGGTAGGCTGGCATACATATTATGATCTTATCAAGAATGAACTTGATAACAATCCTGATAGCGAATCTAGTCAGAGAATTCAACAGATGATGGATGATCAAGGTTCTGGTCAATCTCATACACAAATGGGAGACATGATACCTGATCACGAATCATGGGGTGAATTTGAAAACCTTAGTGATGCAGAGAAGAAACTGATTGAAAAGCAAACTGAACACGTTCTATCTGAGATTAAAGAACAGGTAGAAAAGTCAAGAGGTAATATACCAGGAGAACTAAAGAGTATTCTAGAAAGATTGAATGTAAAAGAACCACCAAAGTTTGATTGGAAAGGTTATCTTAGAAGATTTACTGGGGGTTCTCAAAAGGTATATACCAAAAAGCTTAGACGTAAGTTTAATAAAAGATTTGAAGAGAATCCAGGTCTGAAAATTAAACAACGCCGGCATATTCTTGTAGCAATTGATACAAGTGGATCTGTTTCAGATAAAGAGTTAAAAGAATTCTTTCATGAGATAGATCACATTAATAAAACGGGTAGTGACATCACAGTAATACAGTGTGATACATCTATAAGTTATATTGGAGAATATAGAAGGGGTCAAGAATTAGTAGTTCACGGAAGAGGTGGTACTAGCTTTGATCCTGTGTTAGAATATTATAATGCAAATACTGGAAAGTATACGTGTCTAGTCTATCTTACTGATGGCGAATGTGATACGGATATAAATGTAAAAGGCAAAATGCTTTGGGTAATATCTACCCGTGGTAGCATAAACAAATCATTAAAAGGACCACAAATTAAATTAAACTAAGATGGCACAAGTAAATTTAAATACTTCAGAACTTAAGAGTTTCGTTAATCATATTGTAACCAACAACAGATATCTTCAGCAGAATGGAAAGATTCCAGTAGCTGTTGCTGTTGAGGGTGAGGCAGGTATCGGTAAGACTAGCACTATTCTAGAGATAGGTAAGTCACTAGGTCTGCATGTTGTAAAGTTGAATCTTGCACAGATCGAAGAGATTGGTGACCTCACAGGTTTTCCAATGAAAGAATTTGAGATTAAGAAAGATGAAGTAACTAAATGGGTTCCTGAGAATACTTTGCCTCTGTATATTCAGAACAAATATATACCAACAGGTGAGAAGAGAATGACTCATGCTGCTCCTGAATGGATTCAAGGTAAAGGTGATGGCGGTATTCTTATCTTAGATGACTATACTCGTGCTGACTCTAGATTCTTACAAGCTTGTATGGATTTGATTGACCGTCAAGAATACATCTCATGGAAGCTTCCAAAAGACTGGCACATTATCTTGACTACGAATCCTGATAATGGTGATTACAATGTAACATCTATTGACGTTGCACAAAAGACTCGTTTCATTACAGCTAATCTTAAGTTTGATATTGACTGCTGGGCAAAATGGGCAGAGTCTGCAAACCTAGATAGCCGTTGTATCAACTTCTTATTGTTACATCCAGAGCTTGTTACTAAGGAGACTAATGCTCGTAGTATTACTACATTCTTTAACTCTATTAGCAGCTTTGATTCTTTTGAGAACAATCTTCCAATGATTCAATTTATTGCAGAAGGTTCTGTAGGTGAGACATTCGGTACAATGTTTACCATGTTTATCAATAACAGACTTGACAAGATGATTTCTCCTAATCAGGTTCTCTTGAATCAGAACTGGGATAATGTAAAGTCTGAGTTGCATGAAACAATTGGAACAGGTGCTAATTATCGTGCTGACATTGCAAGTGTTCTAGCTACTCGTCTTATTAACTATACTGTTAACTATAGTAATACAGAACAAGTGACTGATAAGATACTGGAGCGTGTAAAGAATATTGTAACGTCAGATGTATTTACTAATGACATTAAATATCACATCATTAAGAATGTAATTAACGGTAACAAAACCAAATTTACTAAGCTTATGATGGATGCTGAAATTGTTAAAATGGCCGTAAAATAATAACGTATGCAGAGAAGCATAAAATTAACAGAAGAACAGTTAGGTAGATTAAAGTTTATTGAAGGGTCTAGCATTATGGTTAGACCCGGCATGCACTATAATATCCATTTCCTTAGTGAGGATAATTATAGTAAGATATTTAAAATGTTTACTGCGTATACGGATATAACCAGTATACCTAAGGGTGCCAAAGGTTTTATCCTGCCGAAGAATAATCTAAAGAAGGATGACATAAAAGAGATCTGTAAGAGATATGATTTGAAAATTACTAATGATATCAGTAATGCAAGTTTCGTTATTGGTAATGATCATATCTCAGAGTATAACTCAATCTATGAGATTTCTGTAGATTCTAGAGCACTGCTAGTAGACGGCCATGGTTATATGCTAGAGTTTGATAATTGTGGTATTGATCTTAAGAATCAATTCATAAACTTCATGTCATCTAGAGCTGGAGTTACAGCTGATCGTCTTAATCAGCAAACCTCTGTAATGTATACTAGTGAAATCAACAGCAGGTATGAAGACTGGACAATGTATGCTAATCAACGTAGAAAGTTTTATATCACAGATGATGGTGTATTTATTCTATACAACATGCTGTCTAGAAAACTTCCGGTTGTTAGTGTAAATAGTTTGTTCAAGGGTATAGATAAAGTTACTATAGATAGTGACATACATGATACATTAGCCATGATGCTTAGAGGTAGTGACGAAGATAAGTCTGTGGCAATGAACATGTTATATAACTGTGACATAGTCCCATCTTCTTATTACATATGGAAGCTACTAAAAGATATAAATTATGCTATTACCTATTACAAACATCGTAATACTAAAGCGCATAAGACTTTTATAGCAGCAGTTGGTCATATGCAGCATGTCTCTAATGTAGAAGCAGTAGCAATGTTCAAAGAAAACGGATGCCTCACTGAAGAAATCTATAACGAGTTAGCTGAAAAGATTATCAATAAGGTAAAAGATTATCATATAATCGAAGAGGTTGAGAAGCATAATGTGTTAAGTGTGGACATTAAAATAATTCCATACGAGGAGTATATGTTAACCAAAAAAGAGGAAGTAGATGTTTGATCCCCAAGCAGAAGATAGATTTTACGAGAACAAGTTTTATTTCAGTTACTCTGGATTAAATAAGTTATTGTATTCACCGTCTATATTCTATAAGCATTACATTCTAAACCAACAGGAGGAAAGAACAGATACGCATCTTGTAGAGGGCAGGCTATTGCACTGCCTTCTGCTTGATGCAGAATCATTTGACAAGCAATTTGTTCTTGCTTCTGGGTCTGTACCTACAGGTCCAACCAAACAGGTAATAGATCGTTTATTTAGAAGTGCTGTAGAACAAAGACGTACAGATGAATCAATGTCAAGTTTTCAGAGTGAGATACTTGACATCCTTAAAGATGTTAATTTTCATCAGAGACTTAAAACGGATGAGCAGAGAATAGAAAAAATCCTGACGGATGACGCCATAAGTTATTTTGAGTTCCTGAAGAATAGATCTGGCAAGGATGTTATTGATGAGGATATGTACACTAGGGCAAAGAATTCAGTAGAGATTATTAGAAGTAATCAGATGGCTATGGATACTTTATCTGGTGACTATGTAGAAAGCGAGGTCATGTTAAACTGTACTATTAGTGATTATCCTTTTGGTATTAAAGGTATTGTAGATAGAATTATAACAAAGGATTCTAAGATTACAGTTTGCGACCTTAAAACTACTAGTAAGACTATTAGTGATTTTGCAGATACAGTTGAGTACTATAACTACTGGATGCAGGCAGCGATGTATGTTGAGCTTGTATCTTGCACAAAGCAGATTGACCCATCAGAGATCAGCTTTAGTTTCCTAGTAATCGATAAATATCAGCAGGTTTATGTGTTTGATGTTGAAAAAAATACTATGTTATTATGGAGAGAAAAACTTAAGAGCAAGCTTGAAGTAGCTAGATATCATTATGACAATCGATATTATGCTTTACCTCATGAGTTTGCAACAGGTAAAATCACCCTATAAACATGATAACTAAACTGCATAAAGAGTATATTCAAAAGTCTAGGTTGTTTTTGTATCCGCTTTTGGATATTAGAAAAGGGTCAGAGGCTGTTCCAATTGAGAGTTATGTCAGTTGGACCGGTCAGCATTGAAAAGAATAAACTTACAAGCAATAAGTTATTTCATTCTTACTATGAAACTGTAGATGACGAGGGTGTTTATGTTTTTGATATGACTGAGTACACACAAGACTGGGATAAGTTCCTTACAGGTAAGTATTCAACTATGACTGCTGACACTAAGAATAAAATCCTAAAGTTTTTTATGGCAAACAAGTCTAATTATCATCAGATAAACAGCTATCTAAATCCCGAAATTTATTATGAGCAATATGCTAACCTATTGAATGTCAGTGAGAAAATCTTACGTGATGTTGGGGAGTTATGTTCAAAGCCAGATTTAGAGAAAGAAAATTTGAAGGCAGAGATTAAATCTATATCTTTGTTCCAGCACCTTTAAAAAACCAACATGAATAATATGATGTTATTTACGTCTAGTTGGAAGAACAACCAGACGTTTAAAATGATTCCTGCAACGGAAGACTGTCCATTTGTAGAATGTATCTTTGATTCACAGCTAAAAGTTTTGGCTGTTATCGGTAAGAATAAGAAAGATCAATTCCATTTGATCACAAAGCTAGATGCTAATGGTGATCCAGAACCTAGGAAGAATCCTAAGTCTGCGGATAAAATGGTTAAAGAAGAAAGAAGAACTCTTGAAACATACCAAGAGTATTATTTAGAGGAGAGATCTGATATTGAAGCATTTGTAAATCATTTTGCTTTTAACTCAGACAAGTACGACTTTAAAAAGTTTTTTGAAACAGAGGTAACCGAGTAATGACTAATGAATCATTGGATTATAGACTATGAGACATTAGTAGACTGTACTGTTTTATGTGCTCAGCACTATAAGAATCCTGAAGATTTAAGAGTATTCGTAGTATCTAGGCTTCGTAATGATATACAGAAGCTATATTCATTCCTTGTAGATAATGTAATTGATGACGAGTTCCATATCAGTTTTAATGGTATGGCATTCGATAATCAGATTACAACATTTATAATGAGTCGCTTTGCTATTGGTATCTATGATAACCTACGCGGAGAAGATATAGCTGCTGAAGTATATAAGGAGGCACAAAGAATAATCAGTGATCAAGATTTTAAATCTAGCTGGAAGAACAATGTAATAAAAGGCATTGATCTTTATAAGCTAAACCACTGGGATAATCCTGCAAAGAAGTCTAGTCTAAAGTGGATACAGTATAGCATGGATTGGTATAACATTCAAGAGATGCCAATTCATCATACAACATCCATTACAAAACAAGAACAGCTAGATACTATTATTCAGTATTG